GGAAACGGCTATATAGAGATAGGACGTACAACAGCAGGAGATATAGGCTATATCGGCCACATACCAGCTAAGACAATGCGTGTGCGTAGATTCCGTGACGGGTTTATTCAATTGCTTTATGGCAAGGCTGTATACTTCCGTAATTTTGGAGACCTTGAAACCCCTAGCCCAATTGCTGGACAAGAAGACAGACCAAACGAGATTATACATTTAAAGAAGTACACTCCGATGAACAACTACTATGGAGTTCCAGATATTATTGCTGCTCAGCAAGCGTTGGCAGGTAATGAATTTGCTGGCAGATATAACTTGGACTACTTTGAAAATAAGGCGGTACCAAGATATATTATTACAGTAAAGGGAGCAAAGCTTTCACCAGAATCAGAAAGAAAGCTTCTTGAATTTTTCCAGGTTGGATTAAAAGGAAAGAATCATAGATCATTATATATTCCTCTTCCAGCAGATACTCCAGACTCAAAGACTGAATTTAAAATGGAGCCAATTGAGGCAGGAGAGCAAGAGTCTTCATTCAATATCTATCGTAAGTCTAATAGAGATGAAATTCTTTTAGCTCACCGTGTTCCAATTAGCAAGATAGGTATTCCAGAAGGAATTAACCTTGCTGCTGCTAGAGATGCAGATAAAACATTTAAGGAGCAGGTTTGCCGTCCAGCACAGGATAGACTTGAAAAGAAATTAAATTATTTAATTGCGGAAAAAACAGATGTTGTCCAATTAAAGTTTAACGAACTCAGCCTTACTGACGAAGAGACCCAGAGCCGTATTGACGAAATTTATTTGAGAATGCAGGTCATTACTCCTAACGAAGTTCGTATTAGAAAAAATATGACAACAGTAGAGGGTGGCGATGAAATGGTAGATTTAAAGCCACAGCAGGTGGCTGACCAAAAAGCAAAGTCGACGGGCAATAAAAAGAGAGATCAGCAAAGATCTGCCAATGCTCCAGATAAAAGCGGAGAGGCCAGAAACCCTAAAGGCGATGGTCCTAAAGTCAAATAAGTTTAATCAACTGCTATTTGCGTTAGAGTAGATAAACCTATAAAATTAAGCATATGAACATCGAAAAGTCACACTGGTCAACCGATGGTGAAAACCTTCATCTCTCCGTACCCTTTACAAAGGTCAATCGTGAGAATAGAACTGTGTCTGGATTCGCTACATTAGATAACGTAGATCAAACAGGCGACGTAGTAACAGCAGAGGCAAGCATCAAAGCTTTTGAAAATTTCAGAGGAAATCTTCGTGAGATGCATCAGTCAATTGCAGTTGGTAAAGTTGTTTCTTTCAAACCAGAAACATACTACGATCAGAAGTCTCAAACATTTTATAATGGTGTTTATGTAACATCATACATTTCAAAGGGTGCACAAGATACTTGGGAAAAAGTTCTTGACGGCACTCTTTCTGGTTTCTCTATTGGCGGAAAGATTAAAGAGTCAGATAATGAAGTTAACAAAGCTACAGGTGAAGCAGTCAGATTTATTAAAGACTACGACCTAGTAGAACTTTCAATTGTAGATTCACCAGCAAACGAACTATGTAATATTTTTTCTATTGAAAAAGTAGGCGGAAAGATGATCTACAAAGGATTAGCAACCGAAGTTGTTACCGAAAATATTTTTTACTGCGAAGACAGCGACTCAGTATTCATGTCTACAGAAAAAACTTTTGAATCACCAGTATCAGGAAAGCCAGCTACGCTAATAGGCTGGGTTGAAAGTTCTGATATGAACAAGTCAAAAGAAATAAATAAGATTCTTGCTTCATTTAAGAAGTCAAGATTACCGTTGCCTGAAACACAATTAGCAAAACAGGCAAACGTAGAAGGAGGTAATAAAATGTCAGATACAAACATTGATAATGTTGTAGAAGCTCCAGAAGCCGAAGCAGCAGTCGTAGAAGCACCTGTCGAAGAAGCTGCTGAAGCTCCAGTAGCAGATGAAGCAAACGTCAATCTTTTTGACAAATCATCAGAAGTTGCAGAAGTTGCAGCTGAAGATACCTCTGCCGACAACGTTGAAAAAGCAGCCGATACAGTAGAAGTTATGGTTGATGAACCTGATTTTGCAAAAATGTTAGGCGATCTAAAAGGCTTTTTCTCCGAGACACTCACAAAGGCTACAGAGGCAAACGCTGCACAGGTAACAGAAATTAAAACATCTGTTGAATCTTTCAGCAAAAATGTCGATGCTAGAATTCTTGAGTTGGCAGAAAAGCACAGCGCACTTAGTGATGCTGTTGCTGAAATCAAGGGCACCATTGATGGTGTTCAAAAGCGTGTAGATGCTGTAGAAGGCGATACCGCAATTAAGAAGTCCTCTGACCTTGGCGGGTCTGAGGTATTTACCAAATCAAAATCAAAATGGTCAGGAGCTTTCCTCGGTTCCGTAAATGAAATCTTTAACTAAAATAAGGTAGGTGAAATAAAAATGAGTAATGAATTATTAGAAAAGGCCGCAGCAGCTGGTGCAACAGTATCAACTGGTTTTGGCTCATCAACTGGTGGTTCAGGTGTACACGTTGCTTCAGAAAATGGCAATGGTGGTCTCCTTAACCCAGAACAATCAGCACGATTCTTGGACTATATGTTCGATGCTACCGTAATTGGTAAAGTTGCACGTACTGTCCGTATGAAGGCTGACACAACAGAAATTGATCGTATGTCTATTGGTGAGAAGCTTGTAAAGCTTGCATCAGAAGGCGAGAACACAGGAGTTAACTCAGGTGTAACTTTCTCAAAGATCTCTCTCACAACAAAGAAACTCCGCATGGACTGGGAGCTTTCAACAGAATCTCTAGAAGATAACATCGAAGGTGCAGATCTTGAAGATCACATTGCACGTTTGATGGCAACACAGGCAGGTAACGACATTGAAGACGTAATCCTTAATGGTGATACATCACTATCAAGCGATGCTCTTTACAAGTCATTTGATGGTGCAGTTAAGAAGGCAAAGACACACGGTCACGTAGTCGATGCAGCTGGTGCGGGAATTTCTCGTGCAGTATTTAACTCAGCTCTCAAGGCACTTCCACGTAAGTACAAGCAACGTCGTACAGACCTTCGCTTCCTTGCAGGATCAAACTTGATCCAGGATTACCTATACTCTAACTCACAGAACATTCAGAACGTTACTCCACAGGATATTGCTTCAGGCATCATCCGTGGTGATGTTCCAGTTCTTGGAGGTCCAGCAGGATATGTAGCTCCATACGCATTTGGTATTCCAATCGTTGAAGTTCCATTGCTTCCTGAGACACAGACAGGTACATATGCTAGCCCATCAGGTTCACACGGAGACGTCCACTTGACATTCCCAAATAACGTTGTTATTGGTATCAAGCGTGATGTTACTGTTTACCGCTTCTTCTGGCCACGTAAGGACTCAATCGAGTACACAATGTATACTCGTGTTGGCGTTCAAATCGAGCAGGCAGACGCTTGGGTAGTTGTAAAGAACGTTAAGGTTGCTTCTTAATTAATTAAGAATTAAACTACCGAAAGGCCCCCAATTAATTTTGGGGGCTTTTCATTTTAATTTATCAATGCTATAATTAAAGGACCTAGAAAGAGGAGAAACAAATATGTCGTTTGACACATTAAAAGTAGCCGAATTAAAAGTAATTGCAACAGACTTTGCAGTTGACACAGAAAACTTAAAAAACAAAAAAGACATAATTGCAGCACTATCAGAAGAAGGAGTTACCTGGGATGTTTACCAGAGTACACTTGAAGCAATTGAAAAAGATACCGAAGAGATTGAAATTCTCCCAAAGTTTGATCCAAAGGCTCAGCCAGAAGACACAATACTTGTTAGAATGACAAGAGAGAACATGAGATACGATATCTTTGGTCACACCTTTACAAAAGAACATCCTTTTGTGGCAATGTCAGAAGAAGATGCTCAAACAATTTTTGATTCAGAGGAGGGTTTTCGTTTAGCGACACCAAAGGAAGTTCAAGACTTCTACAACTAAACGTTAACATAAGTTAATGGAAATATTAATAGGCACAAACTCAGCAATAAGGCACAGAGTATTTTGGAAGGGTGAATCTGCATATGCAGACGATCTTCCAGAAGTACGCCTATACGATATTACAGAAGCTCCTGAAGATAACCCAGCTGTAACTCCAGAAACCTTACTATCTACTGGTACGGCAGAGCAATCAGAAACTGATATTGGCGTATACAATTTTTATCCAGATCTAGAGGTAACTAATTCTCCAAAAGAATTAATGGCAGAGTGGTCTTACGAAGTTGATGGATCTCCAGTCTTAAAAAGACATGAGGTCTATGTTGTTGTGCCATATGTAGACATTTCTCAAGCTGTAGATACTTTAGGCTTTGGATCTGATTATAATGATCCTAACCACAAGACCTATCAAGAACTTTTAGATGCAGAAAGATATGCACGTAAGGTTATTGAGAATTACACACAGCAAAAATTCTATTTATATGATGATGTGAATGTAGTTTACGGTGCAGGAACAGATATACTTCCTCTTCCAAATAAGATAAAAGATATACATGAAATATATGTAAACGACATACTTGTTGTAGACAACATAAATAATGTAAACAACTGGGGCATTCCAGTTCAAGTTGCTGAGAGCGGTTTTGGTGTTAGGGTTAATCGTGCCAATATGCTTGATAATAGCGTATACACTGCTAACGGAATGATTCCTCCAACTATAAATGATTACTCTGGAGTGTTCAATAAAAATGCTAGATATAAGATATCTGGAAAGTATGGCTGGCATGAAGTACCAGATGAAATTGAGCTGGCAACTATTGAATTAATGAGAGACTATTTCTCTAAAGACAAAGTCTGGAGAAACAAGTATATCAAGAGCATATCAACATTTGACTGGAAGTTTGATTTTAATTCAACCACATTTACTGGAACAGGCAATAACTATGTAGATCAGCTATTGCTTCCTTATGTAATTAATAAAATGGTTTTGATATAAAATGAATAGCATTGTTGACTCTATTTTGACTATGAAAATGGACGTATACATTCAGCAAGATACGCAAGACCCAGATACTGGGGCCATGAAAAAAGAATGGATATACTCTAGAACAGTTCCATGCCATGCAAAAGGAATGATTACAAATACATCCTCACGCTCTGGAGACAAGCAAACAATAGGCAATACATATATCAATCAGCAGACCATTGAAATTAGAACAGAAAATAGAATAACTATACGAGAAAAAATTACTAACATCAGAGATCTTTCTGATTCTCCAATTTGGACAGAATTAAATTATCCAGTTGAGACACCTACGGTATTTGAGTTAACAGGTAGCACACCAATTACAGACCCATTTGGCGGAATACTAGGATACAACTCTTCAGCCCGTAGATCGGAGAATCAGGTAATTGGACTCTAGTGTTGCACTCTTACAAACCTCAAGCGGACTAGAAAAGCCTATGGCGGGATCTCCGCCAGGAGTTCTAATGGATTCAACAGTTGCACAAGTATCTGCATTTTTATATTATCAAGCACAGGTGCTCGGAAGACTTACATCAAATGCTGCATTTAAAAATTTATTTAAAACAACTATATTTAATCAAATAGAAAAAGACTTTGGTGAATTTATAGATTCATCTGCAAGAATAAAGCCAACCGCTCTTCACCATATGTATGAATGGAATAAAACGGGGCAGGAAACATCAAGGCTATTTAAAATAAAAAGACTTGATGCAGATGGACTTTCATTTAGAATAGGATATGATTTTAAACTATCTAAGACTGCAGTTCCATCAAAGAACAAAAAACAGAAGAAGAAGTATATTTTTGCAAACAAGGCTTCAGTGATGGAAGCTGGAATGCCCGTCATAATCCGTCCAAGGTCGGCTGAGCGACTTGTATTCGAATTGAATGGGATAACAGTGTTCATGCCTAAAGGATCTTCTGTGACCGTTAGAAGCCCTGGTGGACGTTCATCAAGTAATCAGTTTAGATTACATTACGGAAGATATTTTGGCGGACAGTTAGTAAACAACTCAATCAAGGCCTCTGGGTTTCAGCAAATATTTAATAGCAAGATGTCAAAAGCACTCAATACCCCAGCAGGAATTAGGAAAGTGCAATATAGCTTTACACCTGGTAAAATAAGGTTAGAAGCAGATATGGAATTACAGGCGGCATTTGGAGGAGCACTATGAGCGTAGATTATAAGATAGACTCAATGTTTGAGTTGCGTAAGTTCCTCTGGAATGAATTAAAAGAGAATAATATATTTGATCCAAATGATTATTATAGCGATAATATTAATATGGAAGTTGTCCCAATTATTCCAGTTCAGCAACAGCCAGAACTTAATCAATTCTTGAGCGGCAAGAAGCATATAGTCTATGACAAGATCGGAATGTCCTACGAGGATATCTGGATGATTTGTTGTGAAAAAATTTTATTTACCGTATACTCAACAGATGTTTCAGACATATATGAGATCAGAAACCTGATGACCGACCTATTCAGAAGAATGGACGATTCGGCTAGAGATTTAAATAAATTTAAGACAGAATCAAAGCTTAAATTTCATAGCATCCATGTGGTAGAAATATCACCAATAAGTCCCTCAGAAGAACTCCAGGGCTTTCTTTCAGCAGATATAATCCTTGAGGTTAAATATGCTAGGATTACAGGGCCAGACGGCAGATTCCTATAGGTTGCCTTTTGATCGACTATACCGTAAAATTGGTAATGAGGTAAAAAGCCTAGCCAGCTTTGATTAAGATTTAAAACGTAAGTCAATATATATATATGTTTATTTAACAGGAGGTTTTACAACATGGCACAAAACACAGGTAATGCTAGAAATATTCTTGTTGGTGCGTCTCCACTGTTTTTATCAGTAGAAGATTCAACAACATCAGGATACGTAGAAAACATGGTTCCAGGTACCGCTCTAACAGGCGCAACTGGACGTAACAAGACGGTCCCAGCATTTAAAAATGGAACATCAGCAACCCCAGGACCATACGTTGCAGGTGAATCATACACAGCAACTCTTAACGGAGTAGATACAGCACAAGGTGCAACAGCAACAACAGGTGCTGCATATCGTAACGTAGGTTACACAAACAACGGTCTTCAAATTACTTACAACCCATCATACGGTTCAGTAACAGTAGATCAGCTTCTTGACTCAGCAAAGCTTTTCAAGGAGACAATGGAAGTTATGATTGCAACAGAAATGGCAGAAGGTACTCTTGAGAACGTTCTTGCAGTATTTGGTCAGTCACAGTCAACATTAACTGATTCAGGTAAGACACTTGGTCTTGCAGCAGGTGCACTAGGAGAAGCTCCAGTTGAGCGTCAGCTAGTTGCAATTGGACAAGCTCCAACTACTGCAGAGTCATCAAAGACTGAGCGTGTATACTATGCACGTCGTGTTCTTTCTGTACAACAGTCACAGTTCTCTTTGGCTCGTAACGCAGCATCAACATTCCCAGTAACATTCCGTTTGCTTCCATCAGGAGCATCAGGAGATGCAGGTAAAGAATACGGTACAATCGTAGACCGCACTTGGCTCTAATTAATATAATTAATTAATAGATTTCCCCCCAAGAAATTGGGGGGTTTTCTATTGCTATGGTAATTTCAATATGATACAATAATTAAGAGAGAATCCTAGGAGGATTAAATGGCAAGTACAGTATATGATGTTGAAGAAATTCAGCTACAAAATGGCGCTATCGTAAAGCTTAAGCCTTTAACAATTAAAGAGCTTCGCAAATTTATGGTAGCTATTGCAAAAACAGCAGAAGCAACAACGGAAGACGAAACACTTTCAATTTTAATTGAAGCATGTGCAGTGGCTTTAGAAAAGCAGCTGCCAGATTTGGTTAAAGACATTGACGCATTTGAAGACACACTTGACGTTCCAACAATCAACCGCATCCTTGAAGTATGTGGTGGAATTAAGATGGACGACCCAAACCTTCTAGCGGCAGCGGTTCTGGCTGGGCAGAACTAGATCTAGCCGCTTTAGAGGGGGAAGTTTTTCTTCTAGGTAATTGGAAAAATTACGAAGAATTAGAAG